AGGGGCTACGACATATAGCTTCTACTACTACACTCCACTTATTGGATGGAGGCCTTTTACCCTAGATCACAGTATCGTTAGAAACACGACAGATGGTGTCCGTACTGTTGAAAAGCTTCGTCACGTATCTTTTAACTTTGGTACAGGTAACCGTATTTGTTTTGTAGACGGTGTTAACCCTGCTATTGTTTATGACGGTCAGCATTGGGAAGAACTAAGATCAACAGGCACAGGGGGAAACCCCGCTGATGCAGGCCACACAACAAACACAGGTGGTGGTGATCAGTGTCTAGATGCACCTGCACTTGTAGACGTATTTGCTAACCATCTATTCCTAGCAGGGGATGAAACTAATAGAGCGACAATTGCTCACTCTGCCCCTACTAACAGTGCATCCCCTTATGGATATTATGACTTCACTAACGCCAATGCGGCGGGACAACTAGCTTCAGGCTTTGATGTCGTTCAGATCAAACCTTTCCGTGACAACCTATTTGTATTCGGAAGCAACGGAATTAAAAAAGTAGCGGCAGACGTTACATCAGGTTTCGTAACAGATCAGGTTACAGCTAACGTCGGATGTATTTCCCGTGATAGTGTGCTTGAGATTGGCGGCGACTTGATGTTCCTAGCACCAGACGGATTTCGCCCAGTTGCAGGTACAGCCCGTATTGGTGACGTTGAACTGGAAACAGTTTCTAAGTCTATCCAAGGCCTACTGGTTAACACAATCCAGAACTTTGATATGGATACCATTAACGGTGTTGTTATCCGTTCTAAGTCACAGATCAGATACTTTGTTGGCGATGATACAATCGATACCCCAGACAGTTTAGGTATCATCGGCGGCTTATCAGACAGTACAGGTTCTATCTCTTGGGAGTTTGGTGAACTACTAGGTATCCGTGCTTCCTGCGCTACGTCTGATTACATTGGTACTGAAGAGTTTGTTTTACATGGTGATTACGACGGTAAGGTTTATCGGCAGGAACGTAACACCACATTCAATGGCGCAGACATTGTTGCAGTATACGCAACGCCATATCTAGATTTCGGTGAAACAGAAGAACGCAAAGTTCTACGCAAGATAAACACTTTCATCCGTGCTGAAGGCCCTCTGGAAATGAACCTTTCCGTAGCTTTCGATTGGGGTGATTACAACACTGCAAGACCTTCAACGTATAGCCAAGCATCAGAAGGTGGTCCCACAGTCTTTGGGGGCCGAAACATTACCTACAACGGGGCCAACGTGGTCTACGGGGGTTCGTCTAAACCAATCATGACCTCAGATATTCAAGGGTCGGGTTTCTCAATTAAAGCGACGTATGTGACGGTAGGAGATTTTGAACCCTACTCAATCCAAGGGATCGTCTTTGAATATTCTACCGCAGGGAGAAGATAAACATGGCAGGTTATACACGCCAGAGTATCGCATCGATCATTAACGGTGAAGATATTACAGCACCGCCACTTACGGCTGAATTTAACCAGCTTGCTGATGCTTTTAACGGAAGCACAGGCCACTCGCATGATGGCACTACAGGTAATGCTCCTAAGATTGATCTTACCACTTCGGTAACAGGATTTCTTCCTGCAGTGCATGGCGGCATTGGTGGTAAGAATAACTTCGCTGCTACTACAAACCCACTAGCTACAGACGATGCCGTAGCAGGATATGCCCCAGGGTCTATGTGGGAAAACATTAACACTGGTCGAGTGTTTATCTGTGTGGGCAATACGTCTAACGCAGCCGTTTGGCGTGAACTGGTACAGATTATTAGTTCTAACAAGATTGAGCCTATTGCCCATGACACTATTGACCTTGGTACACCAAGCGTTCGCTTCCAAGATTTGTATTTGTCTGGTGGTATCTCTGCATCAGGTAACGCAGCTATCGGCGGTACACTGGCAGTTTCAGGTGCTACCACACTAAACAGCACACTGCAGGTGGTTGGAACTACCCTGCTAAATGGTAATGTTACTTTAGGTGATGCAGATACAGATAATATTACATTCTCTGGTGAAGTAATCTCTGCAATTACGCCAAGCACAACAAACGCCTATGATCTTGGTACATCTACAAAAGAATGGCGTGATCTATACCTAGATGGTACAGCGCATGTAGATACCCTCGACGTAGACGAAAACGCAGGCATTATAGGTAACCTAGAGGTTACTGGTAACACAACGCTTACAGGCACACTGGGCGTGACAGGCGATGCGACTGTAGCCAACTTGTCTGCTACAGGAACAACCACAATTACCTCTGTAGACCTAAACTCTGGTGCTATAGATGGTGCAGTTATTGGTTCTGCATCACCTGCAGCGGGTACATTTACTACACTAAATGCTAATACTAGCCTGACTGCAGCTACAGCCGATATTAATGGCGGTACATTAGATGGCGTAACAATTGGCGGTACAACCTCTGCACCTGCTACAGTCACTAGCTTGACTGCCACAGGTACTTCAACGCTATCTACTGTAGACATTAATGCAGGTGCTATTGATGGTACGACTATTGGTGCTACTAGCCATACGACAGGTAAGTTCACAACGCTTCAGTCTACTGGCGCAGCAACACTTGCTACAGTCAATATAGACGGTGGTACAATCGATGGAACTGCTATTGGTGGGTCTACAACCTCATCAGGTGCTTTCACCACTGTATCGGCTTCTGGTGGCTTCACAGGCGATCTTACGGGTGATGTAACAGGTAACGTCACAGGTAATGTTACTGGTGCTATTACAGGTAACGTAACTGGTAACCTAACGGGTAACGTAACTTCTAGTGGATCATCTTCATTTAACAACGTCACTATTGACGGTACGTTGAATATGAATGCGGGTACGACTGCTACAATCACTAACCTTACTGATCCACTTAACGCACAAGACGCTGCAACTCGCAATTATGTAGACACGTCTATTGCTAACCTAGTAGATAGCGCACCAGGAACTCTGGATACGCTGAACGAACTAGCCGCTGCACTAGGTGATGATCCTAACTTCTCTACTACGATTACTAACAGCATTGCGACTAAACTGCCTCTAGCGGGTGGCACAATGAGTGGCGCAATCGCTATGGGTACTAACAAGATCACTGGTGCAGGTGATCCCACAGCGGCCCAAGATGTTTCGACGAAAAACTACACAGACACCCAAGACGCACTACAGCTATCGCTTACAGGCGGTACGATGTCTGGTGCGATTGCTATGGGCGGCAACAACATCACTGGCCTTGCTGCACCAACGGCTAATGACCATGCAAGCACAAAATTGTACGTGGACAATATCCTTGGATCAGCCACAGCGGCATCTGCCTCGGCTGCAGCGGCGGCGACTTCCGAAACTAATGCTGCTACATCAGAAACAAATGCGGCTAACTCTGCCACAGCGGCTGCAAGTTCGGCTACTTCTGCAGCGGCATCACTTGATAGCTTCGATGATCGTTATCTAGGCGCAAAGGCTACAGCACCAACTGTAGACAATGACGGTGATGCGCTAATCACTGGTGCGCTATACTTCGATACGACTACAAACACGATGAAGGTGTACGGTACGTCTGGCTGGGTAAACGCAGGTTCATCAGTCAACGGTACATCAGACCGCCAGACTTACACTGCTTCTTCAGGTCAGACAGTCTTTGCTGCTACCTATGATGCAGGTTACGTGGATGTCTACCTGAACGGTGTTAAGCTACTAGCAGGAACTGACTTCACAGCCGTAAACGGTACAAGCATTGTATTAGCCTCTGGTGCTGCAAACAACGACATCGTGGACATTGTGGCTTATGGTACATTCGTACTAGCTGATCACCTCACAGAAACGCAGTCAGATGCGAAGTATGTTGAAGTGGCGGGTGATACCATGACGGGTGACCTGAACATCACGGGTACTTTGACCAGCGATGGGCTGACTGTGGATGGACGTGCTGTTATAAATGGCTCAGGGTTTTCTACAAGTTTATATGCGCTGACAATAGACACAACATTTGACCGTAACGGCTTAGAGGTATTGGCTGGTAATAGTGGTATTGGCAAAAACATTATCACTGCTAAAAACCACGATGGAACTAAAGAGTTCTTTAATGTAGCTGATAGCGGCGACATCTCCTTCTACGAGGACACAGGCACCACGGCAAAGTTCTTCTGGGATGCGAGTTTTGAAGGTGTTGGTATCGGCACCACAACAATGTCACGGAAGCTAAACATCAAAGGCGATCAGGGCATTCGTTTATTTAATGATGCTGCCGACAGTTATCTCGACATTGATCACGGCACAGATGGTGCAATCATTAAGCAGTCTGTGACAACAAAAGACATTCTATTCCGAGGCGGCACAGCAAGTGGTCAGCTGATATTTGAAACTGGCGGCTCAGAAGCCATGCGCATCAATTCCAGCGGTGTCGTAACGATTGGCGATCCAAACGCATCCTCTTATGGCGGCGGTCTGACTGTAGCTACTGCAACTGGTTCTTATATAACTGTAGGCGATACAGGTTCAGGCGAACAATTACGCCTAGAGGGTGGGTCTGGCATAGGTCGTATTGGAACCATGTCGAACCATGATTTGCAAATCATTACAAATGGCACAAGCAATGAGGTTGCTAGGTTTGATACAAATGGCAATTTCTTAGTAGGTGGAACAAACCTCAATCCAATCGGGAACCATGTTTCTCAGATCATTGCGAATGGCGCAAACGGACTTGCTGTTCATCGTGATAGCGGTGTGCCGTTTAAAGCGGGAACTGATGCCGACAGAAATGTAATTGAGGTCTACAGACAAGGCGCATTGATGGGTGCTCTTGGACTTGAGGGTGGCGATTTAACTGTTGGAAAAGCAGGAGCGGGCTTACAGTTTAGATCGGCTGACCCATGCGTTCGCCCTCATAATATGACTACAAACAGTCCTTCCGATGCTGCCGTTGATCTTGGTAGAAGTAATACCCGCTTCAAAGACCTCTACCTCTCTGGCGGTGTCTACCTTGGCGGCACTGGGGCGGCTAATAAGCTGGATGACTATGAGGAGGGGACTTGGACACCTGCGATGTCGGGTTACAGTGGTGTTACTTACGGCACTAGAGTTGGTTATTATACAAAAGTAGGCCGAATGGT